AAAATATACTCTTTTTACTCCAGTTAGACTTGTTAAAGTTTTAGAAGAAATGATAGTTTCTATACTATCGTTATCTCCTAAATACATACCAAATACTTTTTCTGCACAAAAAGGACTAGTATAATAGCAATCGTCTCCAATATGTTTTTTACTCCCATTAACATCATAAATAACAATCATATCTGCAAGGCAAGTATTACTTGTGTTATTATAACTATAATAGGAACTATTACCACTGTTTCCTTGTCTTCTATAATAGTCACAAACAACTATTCTTAATTTTGTATTATTTAAATTAAATAACATATTATATTAATTTTCTAGCTACTTTAGGATTTAATAACAATTTATTGCATCTTGTAGGATGATTTTTTTGGAGAGTTTTAATTAAACTGAAAATCAAATCCTCAGAAAATAACATCTTATCATGCTCAATAATTTTAAGAATTCTATCAACAGCTACTTCTGTTTTACTACCTTTTGTATCAAGATATAGATTTACAAAATTACAGAATCGAGTTGTTAAAACTGCAGCAATATCTGCACGATAGTTAGTACCATCATATACTTGTTTTGCTAATTCTCCTTTAACATAATCCCAATCTTTATTTAACATTGTATCTGGGTCCATTAATTTATCTAACTTATTAGCAATAAATGTAGTAAATAAGTTTCCAATAACGTTTTCTTCAGATGTAAAACATCCTTGAGCAATATTAAGAATTAAACCTAAAGTATTAGTATCAGACCAATCTTTAAAACCTGAAATAGTATTTGCAAAAGTTACTAAACTTCGTGGGTTAACTTTCTGAACTCCACCTTCCTTCTTCATAATTTCAGGATAAGAAAGAACGAAATTGATAAAACGTCCATCAATTCCTTCCTTTTCTGCCCAACGAGCCCATACATCTTTATCGAAACCTAATTCAAAACTAATGTACCGAGTCTTTTGAGCATTATCCATAGAGTTAACGTTATAATCTCCATTATCTGGATTAGAAGTTAATATAATAGTACAATTAGGAGGTAATGACCAACTTATATATTCGCCTCTGTCCACCAACTCCATGGTAGCTTGTATAAATCTAGGCATTATTGTTATCGTATAGGCTCTTTATCCTATACTTCTACGTCTTTTCTTAGGTTATAACGTAGTTCAGACTATATCATCACTATATAAATAGTGTAGCGCACTCGTGGTACTTTACTATCCATTCCTGGACTCCATGTACTAGTCGTTGAACTTTCTAATTATTACTAATTAGCTTAGCTGCTGATTGACCTCCTCAGGCTTTTCCAGCAATTCACGCTATTTTATGCGGACCTCTAGATTTTATACTTTCATTTATATCCTCCTGCAGTAAGATTTTTTCTTATAGCGCGAGATATATTACAAATTTTTAGTTCTTTTTCAGCATCTGTTTTAGAATCTCACTCTTTAATAAAAACATTATCAAGTGAATATTGAATAACAGGTATTTTCTTATATTTCTTTTTTAGTTTAGAAAGATTTTCTTTTAATTCAAATGATCATCTATATCCACCAGCAGTATAACTACGATTATTACATACACTACATATTGCAGTAGTATCTTGGTTAGTA